GGCTTTCTCTGCCTCGCGGCGTTCTTCCCTCTCCACCTCTATTGGGTCATCCCGCTCTACAGGCTCCACACGCGCCACAGCGCGTTCCGGTCTAGGCTCCGGCCTTGGTTCCCGAATCACCTCTATCGTCTCTTCTATCGGCTCTGAAGGCTCCTCAATACGCTCTACAGGACGATCAAACCGCTCTGGCTCTCCAACACGCTCCGGCTCTTCAAATATCTCAGGTTCCGGCTGGCGTTGCGGTGCATCCGGTCTCGGCTCATCGCCCCGTGGCCCTTCCTCCGGAATCACGTTCAGCCCGAACATCTCCCGTTCCTCTTCCGGCTCGTAAGCTGGCGGGTCTGGTATTCGTTGCGGTTGTGGCTGGCCTTGCCGATCCGGCCTATCTACAAAAAAGAAATCCTCTATCTCATCACCGAATACGGCATCTGTGTATTCATCTGTCACGCTGTCTTCTGCCACGGCATCCCAATATCCATCACAACTACTGTCATTTAGCGGATTCGTACAATCAGCCTTGCCCACAAGGCCAAAATTGCCGTTACTATATGAGTTAGTCGCCAGATCGCCCCCGTAGTCCGAGATAAGCTGCGCTCCCGTTGCGCTTGCGTATGTGTCACTCATCGTGAACTTGTCACCGTAAAACTGCTGGGTATGCCAATACGGGTCAGATGCTGTGTCCCCTGTCCAACCAATAAATACGTCATGGTTGCTGATAAATACGTCATCATAGATGTACTCAAAGCCACCGGATGAATCAATGTTTAGCTGAAAGGTATTCATGGAAAACGGTTGGTTGTATTCGCGCACCTTGTACCACAGGAAGCTGCTACGCTCTGAGTTTGTAGAATAATAATATCCGTCATCATCAAAGACGTTCCGGTCATCTAGGTCAGTCCACAGCGGAGCCAGCATATATGAGAAGTCGCCGACTTTACTGTCCAGATAGTTAGGCGTACCCGCGCTGAAGTTATAACCATCACAGCAATGCCCATGTGTCGGCCCTGTCTGTACTCCGACATTGTTTTTTGTCTGCGGAGACCAGAGTAAGATAAAGCCGTTAGTAGACATCCACGCATCAGTAAAAACCTTGTCCATATACGGGAAGTTATGGCCTAAAGGCACATGATGGGTCGCGTCATCCACCCCGTTCATGACCTGAGTCATACCCGTTGGGCTTAGGTCAGCGGCAGATGCGAACACTGAAAATAGGCAAAACGGCACAAAAAATAGGCAAAACGGCACAAACCTTCTCATCTCACCCTCCTGTCCGGCTCAGGAATCTTGTCTGGATTTGCCTCCCATAAGGCTTTGGCCTCATCCCCAATCTTGCCGTCATACGGACAAGGCGTACCAGCAGACATCATGCTGGCCCACACCCGATAGTCTTGGCACATCAACGAAACAGCCGCGACCCGCATTCCCATATCGTAAAGAGTCTTGCCTAGCTTGATTCGCTCACAGTTTACATCTCGGACGGACTTGCCAGTGGAGAACCCTAATATCTGGGTCTGAACTGCACCAGATATGCCTGTGGTGCAAAGGTCTTGCGAGTATGAGCTACCGATACTGGGTGCAATCGCAGATGGCGGTGGTGATTCTACCTTCTGCGTCACCCGCTGGGTTGAGTTGCTCACAGAGCTATTGGTATTGACGTTATTGTTCTGATTCATCGCCGTGATGTCAGAAACAGAATTTGTGGTCTGAAAGCTGGTGCTGTTGGATGTCGTGGTGCTGACGCTGGTGTTGTTGTTGGTGTTCTGGTTGACATTCGTAGCTGTGCTGACGGATGTGCTGTTGGTTGTGTTGTTGTTTGTATTCGTGGCGTTTGATGTATTGATATTGTTGATTAACCCATTGTATTCCATCGTGTTTACGTTGCGATTGTAATTATTCGCGCTGGAAGTTGAGGTATTAGTGTTCGTTGAATTTACCGTGGTCGTGTTGATGTTTGTGTTGTTATTGGTAGACGTACCCGTGTAATTCGTGGTGTTCGTGTTTGTATTGTTATTAGTGTTTGTATTGGTAGACGTAGCCGTAGACGTAGCGGTTGATGTCGCTGTCGTGTTGATATTAGTCGTTGTGTCCTGTCCAAATGCAGGGGTAGCTGCCAGCAGTGCAGCCAGTACCAATAGACGTTTCATTTAATCTCATGCCAGACTCTACGATGGCTCGGTAGGCCATGTAATTGAATTTGGAAATCCAGCCTGTGCTGGTATATCTCTCAATGCCTGACGATATGCTTTCCATTCATCTGACATGGTGAGATCGCTGCCCGCTCTCCAATCTGTTGCTCTCAGTTTGCTGTCTCTTTCTTGCCTAGCTTTCCCTGCATCAATAGTCGGCTGTTCTGCTAATTTTGCGTCCTTCCACGCAATCTCTTCAGCAGTCAGTTCAACTAATCCATTTTCAGTAGCTTTGTATCTAGCCATATATTACCTATGATTTTTTCAAGCCGTACATTCGCATTTGACCGCTTGCAAATGATTGAGAGCCATCAAGACGAAATCCGGTTACAGCCTCTGTACCACTATACAGTCCGCCCATAGTAATCCATCCTTTAGTCCATGTTGGTGACATGGAAAAATAGGTTGGGCCTTCTGTATCGGTATTATTTACGCCTCTTAACTGTATAAATCCATTTGCCTTGCCATAGTAATATCCAGTTTTGCCAGAGTAACCTAAGTCCATTCCACCTTGACTGCTCATTTCTTGAACAGATGTACCTGATATCTCTGTGTAATAGTAAACGCCAGATGTGTACCAAGTAGAGCCTCGCTTGAGATAACCCTTCATTGTTCCGTAGTCGTGGGAGTGTTCTACATCTGTCCATTCAATAATGTATGTGTCGTAAGTTGATGAAAAACCACTTGTAAGGTCTACATAATCAACTGTACTGCTCCAAGTAACTGTTGTTAAAAGTTCGTAAGCCCCACCACCCGCCGCATCAGCAAGCGATAAAGTGCCACTTCCGTTAGTCGTCAGAACCTGACCGTTTGATCCATCACTGGTCGGTAACGTAAATGCGCTTACGAAACTCGTGAGATTAGAGTCAAGAGCTTGTTTCGCATCCAGTTGTGTCTGGATATTTGAGGTGACACCGTCAGAATAATTAAGCTCTGCTGTAGTGCTGGTGACACCATCCAGAATGTTCAGTTCTGCTGTCGTACTCGTGACGCCATCAAGTATGTTAAGTTCTGCCGCCGTAGCGGTCACGGAAGTACCATTGATGGATAGGCCATCTGTTTCCAAAACTCCGTCAATATCTGCGTTTCCAGAAACATCCAGAGTGGCAGCATCAAGCTCACCCGTCAGCGTCACATTACGGAAGCTGGCTACATCTTTGTTTGAGTCTGCGGCGATGACCTTGCTGGCCGCAACTGTTCCAGCCGTCACATCATCCAGCAGATTTATGTTGGCCGCGCCGTCTGCGATGTCTCTGGCTTTGCTCATTTATACTACCCTCACCTTGAGGTTTGCAGCGTTAATCGCCTTTATTCTGACTTTGTTGGTGGCTGGTGCGTCAAAAGTGTAATCAGTGCCATTAACAGCCCCCTGATTTAGAACGGCTGCATCATAGTTTATAGCCACGCCGTCACTGCTGGGAAGGCTTGTCGCACCGCTGCCCTGATTCATTATGATTGCTAGATCAAGATCATTGCCAAGAGTAAAGTGATTGGCATCAGGGATAGCGTCCAGTTGGGTTTTGTTCATTTGGTTTGGATAGGATGTTGCACCTACTGTGTATTCATTAATGTCAACACCTGCCATTCCAGCAATAAACATTTTTGTGCCGTCAGAGTTAAAAACTATTCCAGCAGGACTAGAGTCTTGTGATGAAACAGAAAACACTTGAAACGCTGATGCAGTTGAAATGTTGAACGCAGTCGTTAAATTGTATTCATTTACTTCATCACCGTTTGCACCGCACACATACATTTTTGTTCCGTCATTATTAAATGTAAGTCCTTTTGGGTTAGATTCTTCATTTGTTACACTAAATTCTTGCGAATATGTAACAGTTGAATTTAAATCAAAACCCGTAGCCACTGTGTATTCAAATACTTTGGCATTAGAATTACCAAGAACAAATAGCTTAGTACCATTTGTGTTAAATGAAATACTAAGCGGGCCTATATCTTGGCTGCCTACATTTACCGAATAATTACTATAACTAGCGCTTGATACATCAAAGCCGGTAGATAAATTATATTGATAGACAAATCTTGCGCCTGTCGTATCAGAAACTATAAACATTTTAGTACCGTCACTATTGAACACTACATCTCTTGGCTGCGTTGCTTGACTTGATACGCTAAAATTTTGTGAATACGATGCGGTAGATACATCAAACCCTGTGCTAAGGTTGTATTCATTAACGTCATCTCCACTGACACCAGTAACAAACATTTTAGTGCCATCATTATTAAACGCTACGCCAGATGGGTCTGCCTCTTGTGCGCTTACAGAAAAGCTATCTACAAATGATGCTGTTGAAACGTCATATTGAGAAGTTGTGCCTGTAGCACCTGTCATAGCCTCCTGTATAGCGTAAAGCTCTGCATTTACTGTGGCATTAGCCCAAGTAGTAGAACCATAGGTTCCGTTGCTGTTGTACTGCCAAGTGCCTGAGTTATTCCTGACTATGCTTCTCTCGCCTTCAGTTCCTCTAGCAATCTTCCACGTAGTTCGGTCATCTGTAGATACGCAGTAGTAGATATTACCGGAACCCGCTGACTCGCTGGCAGTCATTGAGTTGATGTCAGTCCAGTAGGTTGAGTCTGTAGAGAGATTCGTGTGAGCTGCGTGATAGCCTGTGGTCGGATAGGTGGCTGATAATATGCTGTACTCAACAACATAGTCATTGCTCATGCCTAATACATACATTTTACCTGTCGCTTCAGGCGAGAAAAATATTCCAGTCGCATCGCCAGTATCACCGGAAAAATTATAACTATTGCTTGTGTATGATGCGGTGCTGATGTCGTAAGCGGTACTCATTGCATATTCATACACAATCGTTGCATCGTGACCAACCACATAAAATTTTGTGCCTGTTGAATTTATGAAAAGACCAAAAGGGTTCCCCTCTTGCGAGCTTAATGAAAATGATTTACTAGCATAACTCGCAGTTGTGACATCAAACCCAGTGGTCAGGGTATATTGATAAATCCTGTCACCACTATCCTTAGCCATGATGTACATTTTCGTGCCATCAGGGTTGAACTCTAATCCAGTGGGGTCTGTAGTCTGGGAACTTGAAATATTAAAACTAGCGTAACCGCTTGCAGTGCTTAAATCGTAAGCGGTTGTGAGGGGAACTGCGTATACTCTTCTATTAGACTCCCCAATCCACATGAGCTTGGTTCCGTCATTATTAAATCGCACACCCCTTGGCGCACTGTCTAAACCACTAGCATCATATGATTTATTTGCATATGAGGCGGTTGTTAGGTCAAAACCAGTGCTGAGAGTATATTGGAATATTCTATTTTGACCATCACCAGAAATGATCATTACTGTCCCATCAGGATTAAATGCCAGACCTCTAGGAGAGCCTTCTGATTGACCGATGTCAAAGTCATCTAATTTAGTTGAGGACGTGAAATCAGCAGTTACATTTCCTGAAAGCTCAAGGTCTCCATCTGTTGTGTTGAACTGAAGGCCGTACATGGCCCACGATCCCGATGCAATCGCGTTTGTATTTGCAAAGTTTGTGAGTGCGATATACGACCCATTTGTAGCCGTTAATATTGCGACACCTCCATTGCCCTCAATACGCTTGCCTACGTCAGCAGAAGCAAATGACCCAGACCCTAAAGTAAATGTACCGTCACCCACGGCAGACGGCGTGAGAGTAACGGCTGTCGCGGAGTTATATCTTGTATAATTTTCTGATGATGAATTCACCAGCCAGTCGTTATTAGTTGTTCCCGTCTGCGCCACCTCTTTTGTGACTGTGACATTCGGAACCAACACGCCGCTGGTCAGAGTTATGGTTGCTTGCTCTCCTTCCAGAAATGTCTTGGTAAGCGTTCCATTCGTGACAGAAATATTATCTAGCTGGGTTTGGATGTTGCTGGTGACGCCATCAACGTAATTGATTTCGGCTGTGGTAGCAGTGACCCCATCTAATATATTTATGACGGATGCGCTGTCACCTAAGTCTCTTGGTCTGCCCATCTAAATTAATCCTCACGCCAAAGCGTCACTGGCCCGCTGCTTCGCGGCATCAGCCGCAGTCCAATCAATACCCAAATCGGCATATATTTGTTTTGCTGCGTCAACGAAAGCGATGTTGTTCTGCAAAACACTAATTTTGCTTGCTGCTCCATCTGGGATGGTATCGTAATAATTCGTATCAAGTGCCTTCGTGATCTTGGCGATCACTGCCTCCACTTGCGATTCTACCTGTTCTTTCGTGTAGTCTGTCATTGCTTTGATTTCAGCTCTGTTATTTCTGACTCTAAACTGTCCACTTTTGCAGAAAGCTCTTTTATCGCCTGAATGAGCGGAGTGATAAGCTCCTCATAAGCCAACCCCATACGGCTTGTATCATCCATTACATCTACGATGCCGTAATCATGGGCCGCATGTTTATCAAGGGCAGCTTTGACATTTTGCGCTTTCAGGCCAACATAATAATTTTCTAACCTTGGGCGATCCTTTGCATCTTCCTGCAAAAGACTTGGATCAACTTCTGCTACAGGCTTCCATCGGTAAGTTACAGGCTCTAAGTCATTGATGAAATTCAAGCCCAAATCACATACGTTAAAGTCTTTCTTTAATCTTTCATCTGACTGGCGGCTCCAAGAAGCATTGTCAGCAAAGCGGTTATAAATGTAGGCGCTGTTGTTGCCGATGCTTATAGAGTCAGATTCGTCCCGCCCCGCAAAATTGTAGCCGATGACAAACTTGTTTGATCCGCTCCCTGTACTTGTTCGCGCTTGATAACCGATTGCAATGTTGTAATTACCGGAGTCATTGCCCATATCTCCAGCAAACGCTCCCAGATAAGTGTTACCTGTGCCTGAATAATTACTGCTTGATTGCGCCCCAGATCGGTGTCCTACCGCTGTATTAAAATCCCCTCCCGCATCCGTTGCATTCCCAATCAAAATGCAATTATCGTGTGTTCCGCCTGCATCGTTGCCAGCTTCCGTACCTATATGTATGTTATTTTCGCCACTTGTTATTGATTTTCCTGCTTGATAGCCGATTGCAACATTTTCCTTACCTGTCATCGTATTGTTGGAAACTGCGTGTATTCCAATAACAACCTGACGCTGAGCCTGTATGTTTCTACCAGCAAAAGCTCCAATAACCACGGAACTATCAAAGCTGTTTCCTATACTCCCGCTTGCGGCTTCATAACCTAAAACAATAACCTCTTCATTATTCGCAGAAAGTGCGGAGTTATTGGTAGACAGATCAATAGATTGGTGGCCCACTGAGCTTCCACTGAGCCTTATAGTGTTATTGTTGTTAGCGAGCTCCAACACTCCACCACCCGCATCCGCCAGCGACAGCGTTCCACTACCGTTTGTAGTCAATACTTGACCATTTGACCCGTCACTCGTCGGCAGATTAAACGCACTTAGAAAGCTCGTAAGGTTTGAGTCAGATGCTTGCTTGGCGTTAAGTTGTGTTTGGATGTTAGAAGTAACGCCATCGGTGTAATTTAATTCTGCGGTTGTGGCCGTTACTCCATCCAGAATGTTTAGCTCCGCTGCGGTAGCTGTCACACCGTCAAGGATGTTGAGTTCAGCGGCGGTTGATGTGATGGCCGTACCTGAAAG